GCCCCCTTTGGGGGGGCTTCTGGTTACGCTGCGCAAGCGGTGTTAACCTCAAATCTAAGAAAGGTTGGATGTGATATTCATGTCGAAAAGTGTCAACAAATGCCTTTGTCGTCGACGAAGATTCCTCAAACGAGGTTTCGTACCGGCAGCTAATGTGCCAGGTGCGCAGAGATGCGCAAATGGTACTTGGTTTGTCGATACGTTCGTTTGGGGCTCGTGTCCTTGCAAGGCGGTTCCGTCATGCAAAGACCCGAAGCCTAGGCAACCTAGAAGGAAGCGTAGGAGTCGGCGAAGACATCGGCCTAAGTTTGCCACTTTCCATAAACGGTATAGAGAGCAGTTAGATCCCGAGAGTAATAAGCCAGTTACGGTTGGTATCATGGATCATTGGAGGTATGGACGAGAAATCATCCATTCCAATCCTCGACCCTGGTACGACCCTACTAGCAACTCCGGGACCAGGATGTGGGATGAAACTCACCCTCCTCGTGAATTAGCCGGCCACTATATGTGGCGGTTTTCCACGACGGGTGTTCACCCTACGGTTCCTGAGCTCTCAGATTTCGGAGGAAACATGCGTCTCCTTCGAGCATACTGTCCATGGCACGTAGTTAAAGGAAATGTCGACGAAGATGTCGACGGGATTCACTATAAGGGTGGCTTTGTGCCAACCTGGTTCGGGACTCATCCCGATCCCCCGCCATGGGAAATGGCGTGGAGTGAGAATCCTGACTCTAACTACGGTAATTCGGCAGAATATGGTGCGGATGGTTTTAATAAATCAAAACCATCGTTACAAGGAGTTGACCTTGCGGCGGCTCTTTATGAGCTGGGAGAATTTCCTGAGCAGTTGAAAACAACTTCTCGTGGTTTCTCTGACTTGTATAAGCAAATTGCTAATCCAAGCACGTGGGGACGGACTCTAGGGGCTATGCCCCGAGAGGCCGCTGATCATTTCCTTAACCATGCCTTTGGCTGGTTACCCTTCTTGAAAGACATGTCTGATACCTACCGAGCTGTTAAGGGCTTTAAAGAAGCCTTTGAACAGCATAAGCGGGATAACGGACGATGGGTTCGTAGAAGGCGCACTGTAGTAAAATCAAAGACACAAAGTTTCCAGGCATCAGATGGGCTGTATGCTACAGTTCATCCGGATATCTGGCCTTTGGGCCGCTGGGATACCAATCCTTATAATGGCATGAGTTGCCGAGGCTATTCAGAATACCGTCATGAGACGGAGCTGCATGCCTGGTTCTCAGGAACATTTAAGTATTGGATCCCAGACCTAGTTCACGATGAGTATGATTATTACTCATATTTGAATAATCGAATGCGCTATTTGGGCATTCGCGTGAATCCGGGTTTGATTTATAAACTCACACCCTGGTCCTGGTTAGGCGATTGGATCGGTAAGGCTGGTCAAGTTCGCTCTGCGATACTTGATTCACCTGACGATAATATCGTTTCCAGGTATGCGTACGTCATGTGTAGTCTTATTAAAAAGACTTCACATACTGCTGCTGTGTTCCTATCCGGGGACAAAACAGCATATATGTCTTGGTCGGCTTATGTCGAATCAAAACATAGGACGCGTGCGTCACCTTTCGGTTTTGGCCTGTCTGGCAGCGATTTGTCTGCCAGACAACTTGCGATTCTTGGATCTCTTGGTATTACCAGGATCTAATGAATCGTCCTCGTGGCGTGTGCGAGCAGACAACTGGGGAGTTGTGCTGTCGCGCTACAAGGATAAATCCCCAAAGACTGATCTAAGGAGGTCTATCCATGTTACCTGATCCACAAGTTATCACTATCGATGGCGTTGCCATCTCAATGCCCTTGGTTAAAGTCCAAGGGACAGAGAGTTTTTACCAGTCTGCGGATGGCTTATCTCGACTGAGAATAAGTTATACCGTAAACAAGTTCTCTACTCGTTACCTAGTTCACTACGAAGAGGACGCCGTTGCGGCTGATCCTATTACGGCAGTGAACAAGAAGGTGACGATTCGAGAATACTACGTGATCGATCAACCCACTTTTGGCATCAGTGATGCCAAAGCTGTGAAGATCGTCGCGGGTATGAAAACTCTCCTTAATACGGGGTCTGGCCTCTTTGTCGAGAGAGTGCTCGGAAACGAACACTAATCGCTTAGTTGCCTTACCAGTTTTTCTGGTACCGTATTAGATAGTGTGACTTGTGCCACGAAAGTGGCAGTGATCCGGTCATGGTTGGATGTCTACCCCCAGAAATGGAGGATGACATGCCGACTTTGCGTCGAAAGACGACTGCCGGCCGCCATGTGCCTTCAGAGGTACAAGGCCTGCTAGATCTGGTGCAAGTCATCTATCAAGATGCTTGCACTGAGTGCGCAGTTAACCCTGATCCTCGTGACGTTGAGACTATACGTCAGAGGACAGAAGATGAAGGCTTATCGTTTTTGACGATAACCCTACCCACCTTCTGCAAGGACTTCGAAAGAAGTCTTGCAGACCAGCGGATAGACTCAAAGAGCTTCCTAGCTTTTAGGAAGTTCCGAGCAATCCCTGCATTTTTGCAAGGTATGCTCAGTCTAATCTTCGATGGGCGAACAGGAGAAATGAATGATTCCCCCAGATTACATCCTGACAGCGCTTATAGTGTTGTTTCAGCTATTCGGCAAATTTGCCGTTGCTTCAACAAACTCCAAGCGCCGTGTTCTCCCGAAAGGGAGCAAGATGCGATCCAGGGCTTCTCATTACTTGAGCAGTCCCTCGCAGAGTTTAAGGTCTCTGAAACCGACGTACACGATTTTAATCGTGTCTGCCGGATTCTTTGGGATCCTCTCTTTAGTAGTTTTGATATTACTAAATTGAGTCCTAAGCATGGACCTGGTGTAACATCCGAAGGTATTAGAGGTAACTCGAAATACCTTTGGAATGTATGGCACGAAAGACTCGAGCCTTACTTCCCTTTTCTAGGCTTTTGTCTCCCTTTGGGAGCAGCCTGTGAAGAGGAGTTCGAAAAAGTGTCTTTTGTCCCACCTGAAGCGGAAGTACCCTCACGGGTTATTTCCGTTCCAAAAACTCTTAAGGGCCCTCGTATCATTGCCGCTGAACCGCTCGCTGCGCAGTATGCGCAGGGAGCACTTCAATCGTATCTTTATGATGCGATTGAAAGTTATCGATTAACAAGGCGAC